ACTAACAAGGACAATCCAGTAGACCCTACGATTTATAAACGCTATCTAGAGCTCATTGATCCAGCGAAAACTGGCAAGCTGTATCACGCTTATGATGTATTTAGCCTCGAAGATGCTTCTCACGAAGAGAAATACGGAGAAGGCAAGCGCGTATTAGTACAAGTCAACAAAGACTTCACTTACGATGGCCAGCCCGCATCTGAGTTTAAAACGGGCGGTTCGCTCGAACTTGCTGGCGTGGGTGCAGCATTTCCTTGGGTAATGCCTAAAGAGTAGAAAGGGGGTGAGACATGGAAGTATTTGAATGGTCTCATAAGCTACGTGATATCGTTAATACACAAGATAAATTAATCGTCTTTACTTTAACACTTATCATGGGAGCTATGGTAATCGATTTTTTGACTGGTACGTTAGCAGCTCGAGTTAATCCCAACATTGACTTTAAGAGCAAGGAAGGCATCAATGGCATTCTACGCAAACTAGCCAGTATCGCTCTTTTGAGCTTTTGCATTCCGCTTTCCATTCTGTTGCCGGAGGGCATAGGATTAGGTGCATTGCAGATTTTATATATCGGTTATTTGTTTTTCGAGCTAAAATCAATCTTAGAAAATTTTGATAAGCTCGGTATTAATACGATGATGTTTAAGGACTTCATCGAGAAATTTTCAAACATCGAAAAGAAAGAAAAAGAGGAAAAATAACATGGATCAAATAACAAGCATTATTACTTCATCAGCTATGAGCATTTTAGTTGTATTAACTGGGATCGTGGTTCAAGCAATTAAAAAATACTTGCTTATGCGCGGGGGTAGAAAAGCAATCGAGATCGTTGAAATCTTGGCAAAGAACGCTGTACGAGCTACAGAACAAGTTGCGGACAAGTTGGATATCCACGGGACAGATAAGTTGGAACACGCTAAAACAAGCTTGATTGAGGGCCTTGAGTCTCAAAATATCCACTTGACGAATCAAGAACTTAATACGTTTATCGAAGCAGCAGTTAAAAAAGCTAACGACGAATGGAAAAAATAGGAGATAGACAATGAGTGTACAACAATCTATTGTTAACGGTTTTACTAGTCGACGAGGACTAATTACATATTCAATGCTCGGTTCTCGTAACGGTTCAGACGGGACTGGGGACTGTTCGGGTATCATGTCGCAAGTATTGAAAGAAGCAGGAATCAAGATCATCGGCTTGCCGTCAACGGTAACACTTGGCCAGCAACTTGCAAATAATAGCTTTTATCGCATAAGTATCAATCAAGACTGGGACGCTCAAACGGGCGATATCGTTCTTATAAGCTGGGGCGCTGATATGTCAACATCTGGCGGTGCTGGTGGTCACGTCGGAGCAATGCTAGACTCAGTCAACTTTATCAGTTGCGATTACTCAACTCAAGGAGCGCCTGGACAAGCTATCAACACTTATCCGTGGGATTACTACTACAATGCTAATAATCCAACTTATATTGAGGTATGGCGCTACAATGGCAATGCGCCAGAAAAACCATTGCCTAACACAGCAGTAGCTCCGTCTGACTCACGTAAACCAAGTAGCAAGGCTTATTATTTGGCAAATGATGTTCAATTCGTTAATGGCATTTACCAAATCAAATGTGATTATCTATGTCCTGTCGGCTTCGACTGGACAGAAAACGGAATCCCTGTTAGCTTGGTTAACTGGGTTGACGAGAATGGCAATCATGTACCAGATGGCGAAGACAAAGATTTTAAGGCAGGTATGTACTTTAGCTTTGAAGTAGACGAAGTGCACATCACCGACACTGGCGATGGTGGCTACTATGGTGGATATTACTACCGAAGCTTTGAATTCGGACAATACGGCACAGTCTGGCTCTCGGTCTGGGATAAGGACGATCTGGTAAATTACTACAACTAAAAACTAAAAAAATAAAAAATAGAAATATTAAAATTTAATTCAACCCTACCGGCTCAATGCTGGTAGGGCTTTTTTCGTTTAAACGGAAAATTTTAAAAATGTCTATTATAACAGAAAATCTTTTGATTTATTTACTGGATAGTGGTATAATATTTGTACACAAATTTTAAACAATCTACTAGATAACCAAGTGCAGAGAGGGTGATACCTTGCTTGGATTATGTGCATAATTCCCGTTGCGCTTGTTGTGAGATATTGCAGGAAGATAAGCAACTCTCTTCTGGGCGATCGGAAGAGGTCATGAAGTGTAAGAAGATTGAGGGTGTACATAGTATAGAGATTGTGCGTAGTTAGATCATTATCATACGGTGGCGGTGATAATAGACGCTCTCTGTGAGAGAATAATCTGGATAGGCCTTATGTAGCAGTAAGAACCAACCCAGAAATGCTAAAATAAACCGTTTTGCACTTGAGGCCGAGCAATCGGCCAATAACGCTAAAGATAAGTATAAGTAGCCCAAATTGTGCAGAGAATTTACAAGATATATTGTGCTAAAATATTAATCTGAATGTCGGGTGAAAGTTGGACGTAACCAGTCGTGCCTAGCCATTAAACCGCTACGGAAGTTACAGGGTCGCTCCTTGTGGCTCAGACCGTGGTAGGCTATCGGTCAATAAATTGCGTACAATCGAAGTAGAGCGAAGGCTCATTTGATAGATTGTTTAAAGTTTGTGTCTGCTCTTGCGTAATGTAAGAGTTTTTTTATTTTAAAAAAATTATATTTTATTGGAAAATTTTACGAATAAATAAGGTGGAGGTGCAAAAATGAAAATACTAAATACTGAAATCGCACATATCAACGAGTCTAAACTTGGTTTTGAGCATTGGGTAGATGTGACTTATCAGGCCCCTATTTTAACCAATACATACACTGTTAGAGTCATGTTGTTACTTGCCTTTAAAACCGAAGATCCTGAAGTAATAGACTACATAGTCAGAGAGTGGAAACGACGGGATATTATCCATCACTCGTTCTTGATGTATGAGCAGGAAAAGAGGGGCAAAAAAGGGGCATAAGTTTAAAACTTTTGTATTTTTATAGTAGAAACAGAAACAGGTTTACTGCTTATATATGCTTATTTTGCAATGTTTTCTTCTATTTAACATCTATAAACTAGTCGNAAGATCCTGAAGTAATAGACTACATGGTCAGAGAATGGAAGCGACGGGATATTATCCATCACTCAATTTTAATGTATGAGATGGAAAAAAGTATGGATTAGTGAATCGTAAAAACATCTAAAAATGCCCCACAGATTTTTAAAATAAATTTTGGGGCAATATTGGGGCATAAGTTTAAAACTTTTGTGTTTTTATAGTAAAAATAAAAATAGGTTTACTGCTTATACACGCTTATTTTATGAAGTTTCCTACTATTATATATCTATACAATACATCATTCTGNATGATGGGCGGCATGATGTAGAATAAAATATAAACCCTTGATACATCAAGGGTTTTACGTATTTTTTCTTGTGGTGTAAAGCCAAAAGGGGCAAGGAAGGGGCAAAGAGTTATAAATTATTTAAAGCGGATAAGATATCGTCTTTGCTCTTTTTGGTAACATGGTTGTAAATAGAGATTGTAGTCTTCGCGTCTCCGTGGCCTACCCGTTCCATGATAGCCTTTAATGGGATATTCCTTTCGGACAGAAGAGATACATGGCTGTGCCTGAAGATATGGCTTGTCAATCTTTTTTGGATACCAAGTTCAACTTCTGCTTCGTGTAGCGTCGCATTGATTGATTGGATTCCAAGAGGAGTCTTTTTCTTTTTATTAAAAATAAAAATATAATCGTCTTCTCCATAACCTGGAATTAAAACTTGATTCTCCATAATAACTTCATCTAAAATCTCTATGGCTCTCTCTGGTAAAGAAACGGTTCTGTTCGAGTAGAAATTCTTCGGAGTCGTGATTTTTGCATCTTCTAGTCTCACGGCAGTATAATCCAAAGTCCCGTTTACTCGTATTGATCCGTTAAAATAATCTTTTTTTAACAAAGCTTGTAACTCTCCATATCTCAAACCAGTCAGGCTGAGGAATTCGCAAATTCTGGCGTGCATAACCTTCCGAGGCTTTGAATACAGGTGTTTTATGAGTAAATCTATCTCTTCTTTTTCTAAATATTTGTCTTCGATTAGACGCTTTTTCTTTTCTTCTTCTACCTTTTTTGGCTCTAATCGAACGCTTGCGACAGGGTTATTGCTTATTATTTTTAGCTCCACTGCGTGATTAAGCAGCATAGATAACACTGTTCTTGTTTGCTTGGTATAATTTAGGGAATAATCTCCGAATGTGTACATTTCATCTACGATTTGTCGGACAAGAGCTTCATCAATGTTCCTTACTAATATGTCCGAAGATATGATTTTGTAGATATGATGCATCATAGGAAGAATTTTTATCCAGCTTGATCGCTTATTTTTCTTCTTGTATCTCTCAAACCATTGAATATACAATTCACCAAACGTTATATCGCTCTGTAATACATTGATTTCTTTCTTCCCTATCTTCTCATCAAGCAATTTTTGAGCCTCTTTCTTAGCCCTGCTTGATCCCGAATCAAGAGTGACAGATACCCTCTTCCATTTCTCGGTATATGGGTCTTTGAATCTCTCGAAATATTTATATTTCCCGTTCGGTAATTGTTCTACCCACATTGTATTTGCACCTCTTTTTTGATATAATGGGTATAGTAAAAAGGGCTTTTTAATGCCGTTTACTATACATGGATTTCCTCACACTCAAAGTTTGGCGATGGAGAGTGTGGGGATTTTTTGTTTTATTCAAAAAATCTTTCGACGTTGTTTGCTTGTGCTTGAGTTAACTTTGTTGAAACGGTTTTTATCTCACCAGTCACGATATTTCTAAGCGATATAGAAGCTAACCCAGGCTTTTCTTCTTGTGTAGTAACTGATGTAGAGTTGATGGTGCCTTTTCTCTTTCCGGAAGCACCAACCATTCCGCCGACAACTGTTCCGAGTCCGGGCGCTAAAACAGTACCTAAAGCAGCACCAGCAATCGTACTAGTTTTCTTTCCTTTTTGCTTAGTTTTTCCTGTAGTCGTCGTACGCTCAATAATTGTAGAACCAGAAAAACTAAAATTTTCAAAATCATAAAGTACCGGTTCTTCTGAGTACATGCCGATATAGTATTGACCATCAACTGTTTTTCTAACAGTAGTAGAACTAGTAAATTGATTAGGAGCTGGTAGTGTTATTTTTGTTTCTAGCGACGCTTTTTTTCTTATTTCATTAGCTTTGCTTATACCTTCTGCGGTCTTATTGACTGCAGTTTTTGCTAAGTCTTTTAATTTGTTGAAATCCATATTATCACCCAACTAGCCTATAAAATTCGTCAATGACCATTAGTTCGTCTGTTGTCGTTTTTAATTTATGCCGTTCCATAAAACTTAAATAATTAAAATCTTCTTTTTCTATTCCTTTTAATTCTTCTTCCAGCAGAGCATGTATCATGCTTCTATTGGCTTCGTTCTCGCACTTTATCGGGTTGATGGTATATTCCGTACTAGAATGGCTCAAGTGACCCAGCTCGTGCAGTATAACCCGATTCTGAGCCTCTCCTGATAAAGCCTTATTTACAAATACTATTTTTATCTCATCGATATAAACACCGTGCCTATGCCATAATTCTTTATCAAAATAAGCAACTTGGACACCGTGCTTGTCGCAAATTTCTTCTATAGTCATAATCTTCCCTTAAGATATATTTCAATAATATTTTGGATTGCTTGGATATCGTCCTCATTCAACGGCTTCCCATCAAATGTTTTTGCGTTTTCCGCCATTTTACGTAAATCTGTTTCGGTGTATGGCTCGTCGCTCATACCCAAAATCTCATTGGTTGACACACCTAAAATTTTAGCCAACTCCATTAATTTCTTACCAGTTGGCAAGTTCGTCCCGCTTTCCCATTTGGAAATAGTGCTTTGAGATTTATATCCAAGCATTTCTGCTAATGACATTTGATCTATGTTTTTCAGTTCACGAAGATTCCTGATTCTTTCCCCAATTTCTGGGTGTGTTTCCTTTTTAACCATGATTATTTTGCTCCTCATTTTTACAATTACATTATATAGTATAAATGATTTAAAATCAAGAGAAATAAAAATAGTTTCAAAAAAATATGAAAAAAAATCAAAAAGACTATTGACTATGATTTTAAATCATGATATACTTAATTCATAAATCACAAAAATGATTTAAAATCATATAGAAAGGAGATGCCAAATGGGAGAGCCAAAAGTGACCATCGCAGAATTGCGAGCAAAACACAATAAGATGAGGCAGAGTGATTTAGCTAAAGCGGTTGGGGTAACTACTCAAACCATCGTAGCGTGGGAGAAAGATATCACAGCTATTAGAGGCGAACATCTTTTGAAACTTTGCAAAGTCTTAGACACAACAGCTAGCGACCTATTAGGTGCTTAATTTTTTAACATTTATATGATTTAAAATCATATAGAAAGGAGAAACGCGAGTGAAAGTTGAAGGGATCACTACTATAGATTCTGAAATCAATTTCGGTGAATGTCATATCCATGATGTACCTGAAGAAATAAAAAAGCTCTTTCCAGATCAGAACCTAGTAAAGGTTACTGAAAAAGGAAAAAGCTACATCCTGAACACAGACTATATCGTATTACTTTTTACGGGTCTGTGAAAGTGCCGATCCAGCGATAGACTTCGTTCGAGCAGAAGAACGCCCGTCACGAAGAGCTTTGCTTGCTTTGGTGGCGACTTTAGCAGATGTCTGCTTGGTATTTTTTGCCATAAGCAATCCTCCTTTCTTAATTATTTGACTTGTTATTTTCATAAGGAGTTAGAAAGGTCTTATCAAAACGTTTTAGTCAATATATATTATATGATTGTAAACGTATGCTGTCAATATATTGTGTAAAAAATGTATATCTATTTTCTGCAACGCAATATATAGTAAATATTTATAAAAGGAGGCTACAAATGCTTTGGGAAACAATATCTAAAAAGTTATCAGAAAAAAACTGGACAATTTATAAACTTTGTCTAGAAGCTGGGATAGGGACTGCTGGAATTTATCGTCTAAGAGACGGTGTGATCAAAGACTTACAATTTGAAACGGTAAGAAAAATCGCAGACGCATTAGATATGAGTCTGGAAGAATTTAGATAGAAAGGAAAGTTTATAGTGGTACATATCGAAATTGAAAATTTATCAGATTTCATAGAATCTGCCGAAGAGGTTGTTAAAAAAGCCGAAGAACTAGAAGCAGCTGTTCAACGGCTAAATGAAATGGAACTTGAGCTAAAAACCAAGACGACTAATAAGTAAAGCTTCTTGAGCTTCAAAAGAAATCAAAAAGCACCTAACAGAAGTCAGGCGCTTACCAAAAATAACTAATTGAATTATATCACAGAAAGAGAGGTAAATCCATGCCTAAAGCTGAATTAGTTTACAGACCAGCTAATCAATCCGAAAAAGCGGTAGCTGGCGACTATGAGCACCTTTGTCAAATGTGGCAGGGCTTGACTCCCGGCACGGCTAAAGTTTGGGCAAGAGAAATGAGAGAACACCCGGATT